GTTATTGATGGTGTTTATTCAGTGATTGATGAAAAACATATCAAAGAGCTTGAGACAATGGTGAAGCTTAATGACAACGATAATTCAGATCCTGAAACCCCACCTCCAGCAGGCGAAGAAACGTAAAAAAGGTCGTAAAGCTTCTAAGCCGAGAGCCGTGCACGTAAACCGCCGTGTAGAGCTTTATTACACACGGCAATTACTGGCTATCTCAAAATATTGTCAGGAACAAACTAAGGAATTAGTTATTCCTACAGTAGGCCAGAACATCGGAGATGCATGGTTCTCTGACATGATGGCGGCGTTTAGGGAAAAGCTCACAAAGTATGTTGTTGAGATTTCACGACCGTTGGCCACAAAGGTTGTGACTGATACTCAAAAGGAAGTGGACAAGCAAATTGCAGAACACACTAAAACAATTATTGGTGTAGATCTTACGCCGTTCTATCGAGCTGCTGATATTCAGGATGAGATAGATCTAAACATTACGGCAAATGTCAGTTTGATTAAGTCTATTCCGCAGCAATACGCCGATAAGCTTGAGGTATTAATTACCAACGCTTTGCAGACTGGACAAACAAATGAAGAGTTGGCCAAAGCTATTAAGCAATTAGGGTTATCTACTGATTATCGTGCACGTCTTATTGCTAGTGATCAGATGGGCAAGATTAACGGCCAAATTAACCAAGCCCGACAGCTTTCGATGGGTGTGGAGACATACACATGGCAGACGGCCAAAGATGAGCGTGTAAGGCCAGATCACCAGCATAAGCATGGCAAGACATTTAGATGGGATTCTCCGCCAGATGGTGGACATCCCGGTCAGCCTATCCGATGTCGTTGCACGGCGTTGCCTAATTATGAGGATATATTGATTGATTAATTAAAAAAAAGATTAGTATCTTAACCTAATGAAATCTTGTAATTTATGAGGTGGTGTTGACTTTGTAAGAGTAATAATATGGGAATAATTTCTGAAAAAATAAATGCAAAAATATCTTCATTAAAAGCTGATTTTGAGATTAATAGAAATGTTGTACATCAAGGTGTAAAGGGCGGATTAAATGAACAAGAGTTAATTAATCTGATTAAAGATGTGATTCCTAGTAAATACAAAATTTCTAGAGGAATTATCGAAAACTCAAAAAATGAGCAATCAAATGAAACGGATTTTTTTATTTACGACGATGAAATTCTACCTCCTTATATAAAACAGGATCTTGCTTTTCTTCCAATTGAGGCTACAAGGTATATATTCGAAGTCAAAAGCACGATAAATGCAGGGGAATTAAAGTCAACGATTAAGAAATTTGCAAAATATCGTAATATGGGGGGGGAAAGCTCCAACTGTAATGTTTTCATTCTCAAGTGATATAGATGGAAATGAATTAGAAAGATATAAAAAATACGATGATCAGTTCCTTCATGCTCCAAAGATTACTGTGTTTTGTATATCAGGAAAAGGTTATTATTTTTGGAATACTTCAAAAAAATATTTAAAGGATGTTATTGATAAAAAGAAGTTTTTTGAAGATTTAGAATTTTCTAAAGATTTAAAAATAAATATTCGGGATGTGGAAAATTTCAATTTTGAGAAGCTCACAATTAATAATATTAAATTTTCTGACATAAGTTTTAAAATTCATCAATGGATTGGGGTGGTAGGACCAACAAATCAGGTTGAATTGTCACTCCTATCTGGCATATCAAATACTTTGTGCAGAGAAAGTTTTGGAAGCTATTTACTAGAAGAAGAAGAGGTAAGTCCGAAAATATATTCTATATGTTATGAGGATATGTGGGGAAACTTCAGTTGTAGTAAATTTAGTAAAGATGGAATTGATTTTAATATAAATGATGTAAGTTATAGTTTTTCAAGTACTCAAGATAAAACAACGTTACTTTTCAAATTTAAGAGTTGTACAGATTAAATTTAATCCACTTCGGTGGGTTTTTTCAAAAAATTCAAAGAGCCAATATGGCTCTTTTTTTATTGAGCGCAATTTATGAAAACCATTTACCAACTCAAAATTGGTGACTTTGCGCCAAGCGAATCGACACGCTCATTTACCAAAGAGGGGTATCTGAAATGCGTCAATGTTCGCTTAGCTAAGGCGCCTCAAGTACGCCAGTACTATGCGTATGAGTTTCCATCACTGGAGGGTTATACCGCTGATCAAGTCATCAATGTTTACACGCCAGCGGATGAGCTTTTTAAGCCTGAGGCTATTCAAAGCTTCAATGGTGTAGACGCTACAGACTATCACCCGCCTAAGAATGAAATTAACGCATCTAACTGGAAGGATTATCACATTGGCTATTGTGAGAACGTTCGACAGGAAGGCGATTATCTGGTGGGTGATTTGCTCATTAAAGACAAGATCAGCATTGATTTGATCCAAAGCAACGAACGGCTAGAAATGTCGCTTGGCTATGGAGCCTTATTAATCGTTGAGCAGGGTACTGCGCCAGATGGCACGCCGTATCAAGCCAAATTTATCAATTTTATTGGCAATCACGTAGCGCTCGTTAAATATGGCCGTTGTGGTGGTGATTGCCGCATCGGTGACAAACAGCAAACTCCACCAAAGGGGAATAAAACAATGGAAGTAATTGTAAACGGTATCCGTTTTAACATCGGCGATAACACGCCTTTGGCCGATGCATTAAAGCAGCAACAAGAGCAGCTGGAAAACATGAAGGCTGCAAAACTTAAAGTTGGTGATAAGCAATTTTCTATCGGTGATGAGCTTGGAGCAATTCAAGCAGTCGTAGATCAGTTGCATGCCGAAAAAACTGCTCTTGAGCAAAAAGTAGGTGATCTGGAAAAGAACCAGATGACGCCTGAAAAACTTGAACAAGCTGCGGCTGAACGTGCTGCTGTGATTGCGGATGCTAAAGCATTGGTACCAACAGTTAAAACAGAAGGCTGCACATGCGAGCAAATCAAGCGTGATGTAATTGCTGCTAAAGCTGGTGATGCATTAGTAACAGCTTTGATGGGTAGCGTATCAGTAGGTGATGCAAAGCCTGAGCAGATCGACACAACTTTCCGTGCACTCTGTGCTGTGAAGGGTACACATCCTTCTAATCCCGTAGGTGATGCGCTTCACCAGCAGCAAAGTGTTAAAGCTGGTGATGGCAACCCAGCAGGCGGTGGGGATGAAAAGACCTACAGTAAAGAAAACGCATACAAAACAATCTAAGGGGATGTAAATCATGGTTAAGCAATACGATGCTGCACCCGGTATGAAGTTTCACCTCATTGGGCCAGAGGATATTTTATCCCTGCCTGTGGCTGGTACCGGTTTGGTGAACGATGGTGACGTGGTTGTACGTAGTACGGATGGAAAAACAGTTTCAGCGGTAACTGGTGCAACTAATACCAAGTTTGGAATTATCGTACGTCACGGCGTAGGCAAGTCAGGCAAAACGGCAGATGGCAAAGAAGCCTACAAAGCAACAGATGTTGCGCCAGTTATGACGATAGGCTCGATTTACGTGAAGGTCACCGCACCAGTCACCGATATCAACGCAAAGGTTTATGTCAAAACAGCTAACGGCACCACAGCAGCGCCGTTAGGTTCTTTATCCCCAACAGCAACAGACGGTACAGAGTTGCCAAACGCATCTTGGGAAACAATTTCAAATGAACAGGGTTTAGCAGCTGTTCGATTACGTGGGGCATAATAATTATGAGTAAATTGGCAGCAATGAAGCTACGTTTAACACCAGTAGCTCAAATGGTTCAAGCAAATATTGGTGATGCATTTAACCTTGATGCTTTAGCCCAATTATTCGTTAAATTGGAAGAATTTAACGAAATGGATCCTCAGCTTCAGCAAGTGATGGATTACGCTAAATACATTCCTGTTAAACCTGTCAGTGCTGTATATGGTGGAGGAGAAATCCTAAGCCGTAAGAAGGGTGTGGGTTTGGGTAAAGATCATTCAGGAACTGGTAATGATATTCCTTTGGCCGAAGTTGAATATGATACTGTTCAATTGCCAGTGAAGGTCGGCACAATTGGTTATATGTATTCAGTGCTGGAGTTAGAAGCAGCTCAAAAATTAAATTTAGCACTTGAAGCAGATAAAGTAGAGGCAGCTCGTCTTGCTGCAGAAAAACACTTAAGCAACATTGCATGGTATGGCAATGCACTTACAGGGGTTAAGGGTTTCTTAAATCAGACTGGTGTAACCATTGTTACAGCTCAACATAACTGGGCTACTGCAACCATTGAAGAAGTTTTAAGTGACTTTAACGCAAGCTTGGCAGATGCTGAAGATCTTGTTGATGGGGATGTGTCCGTACAGCCAGATACTTATTTGATGGCATCAAATCAATACTTACACCTTTCTACTCGTGTAGTTGCTGATTCTGGCGGTAAGACTTTCTTAAAATTCATTGAAGAAAATAACATCTTCGCATCACAAGGTAAGCCGTTAACCATTCGTGGTTTAGGTCGTTCAAACGGCAAAGGTACAGCAGGTGCTGACCGTTCTATCATTTACCGCCGTGATCCGTCATGCATCCAAATGAAATGTGATGACGTCACTTTCTTGGCAGCTCAACCAGTTGGTGTAGATATTAAAGTGCCTGGTCACTACAAATATCAGGGCGTATGGTTGAAGCGTGTTGATTCTCTCCGTTACTTGGATCACGTGTAAGGATTAAAACAGTATGAAATATTCTTATATCTATAGCGGCTTACAGGCCGCTTTTGTTTTTTCTGGTATTGCTGTTTTGCCTACAGGCACCCCAACTCTTGTGGATGAAGAAGCACACAAGAAGCTCAGTAAAAATAAGTTTGCTAAACATCTTATTAATATCGGTGAACTTGAAGTTCAGGAAATCCCAGATGATGAGCCAAAAGCAACAGGTAAAACTGGTGGCCGTGGTGGTAAAGGTGGTAAACAAAACGATGCAGCAGGTGAGCAGCAAAAGCCAACTGATGAAGATGCTTTGGCCGCCGTGAAGGCTGAATTAACAGCGCTTGAAGTAACGTTTAGTGATGATGAAACACTTGAGCAGTTACAAGCTAAGTTAGCTCAGGCTAAAGAATAAGGTGAGTCTATGGACGTACAAACGTTTCGTGAAAAGTTCTCGACTGATTCGAGTTTAATGTCTTTGCCAGATGCAAAAATTCAGGATGCTTTAGAAGAAGCGGATCTGATTGTTTCTCAAATTGAGTTCGGGGCATTAAAGGAACGTGCTGTAGGTCTATATGCAGCACATATTCTTAAAGTTGGTACTGTAAGTGGCAATGGTGCTGCTTTTGGTACCGCCTCAAGCATGACAATTGCGGGCCAAAGTGTGAGTTATTCACGATCATCGAAAGAAGCTTTCTATGATCTCAGCATGTATGGCCAGCGTTACCTTGCGTTAAAAAATTCAATTCCAATTGATGATGAAGGCACAAACCCTAACCGTTTAGGTGTTGGTGCTTTTGTCGTATAGGAGAATCCCATGCCTTTTAAATATCAGGCACCAGAAGGTTACAAGCCAAGCAAAATTGTTATTGCTGGGCAAAACCTAGATATCAATAACGGCGTTTTAGAATCTGAGGATGACATTATCCATATTTTAAAACCCTTAGGTTTTGAGCGTTACGTTGAAGTTGTTGAGCCAAAGAAATCGACAGCCTCTGCTAAAGAGTAATTAAGCTATGAGCGATTATCGTGTTGATGCTCAGGTCAATTTTGATGAGATGAATAATCGCGTTAGGTTTGAAATAAGACGCACGATTAACGCTCTTACTTTGCGCTTACAGCGGATTGTTCAGGAAGACATGTTAAGTGGCCAACGACTTAAAGTTCAGTCAGGCCGCTTGCGTGGATCCGTTTCATCAAAGGTGGATGAGGATAAGGATTCCATTGAGGGAACCGTGGGAGCTGGCGGTGCTTTGGTGCCTTATGCACCTGCACATGAGTTTGGTCTAAATGGTGCTTTGGGTGTTAAAGCACACCTAAGGACAATTAAACAGGCGTTTGGCCGACCTATTTCACCTGTTCAGGTCAATATTAAGGCCCATTCTAGGAATGTTCGGTTTAGAGAATTGCGGTTCATGCGTGATTCACTGGATATCGTGGCCAAGATTGTGCCGAAAAATATTGATGCAGCAATTGAGCGAGGTATAGCAGGTGGATAGCGAAGCAATCTATCAGGCGTTGTTTGAAAGGTTAAGCACAAGGGTAGAAGGATTGATTACGGTAAGTCGCCGTTTACGTCACTTTAACCATGTAACACCAGAACAGCGCCCAGCCATGTTTATTACACAAGGCAATCAGCAAGAAGTCCCGGTACATGGTTTAGATTCAAAAGTTGAACTAGCTGCTGAAGTTTATCTCTATATTCATGAATCGGACACTACAAAGCCGCCATCATCACAGATGAATATTTTCATCGATCGTGTACGTGAAGCTATTAAGCCAGACCATCCTGATTTTAGTGAGTATCAAACCTTAGGTGGTTTGGTAGAGCACTGCTGGATCGAGGGCACCGTAGAAGTATATGAAGCAGTAGAAAACATGCTGGATGATCAGGCGATTGCCATTATCCCTATCCGGATCCTCACAACCAATTAACAAAATATTCATTTTATGACCGCCTCGATGGCGGTTTTGTCATTTTAGAGAGGTCAAAATAAATGGCTCAATATTTATTTGGTGCCGGCAAGATCTTTGCTACACCGATTCAAGATGTATACGGGCAACCGATTAGTAATCCCACACCAGTTGAAGTGGGGGTGATGCAATCCGTTGGTGTGGATATTAGCTATGACTTAAAAGAGCTTTTCGGTCGTGGTCAATTTGCTGTAGATGCTGCGCGTGGTAAAGGTACCATTAAATGTAAAGCTTCTTTCGGACGTATTAACGGTACCTTATTAAATTCCATTTTCTTCGGTGGAGTTGTTGCTGAAGGTGGAATTGAAACAGTTTCCCAAACCATTAATGGTGAAGTGATTCCGGCTGGTGGTACTGTTACACCGGTTGTTCCTAACAGCGGTACATATGTAAAGGATCTAGGCGTAACAGATGCTAAAGCAATCCCACTTAAACGTGTAGCATCGGCGCCAGCAACCGGACAATACAGTGTAGATGCGGCAACCGGTGCTTATACATTTGCTGCTGCCGATGCTGGTAAAACGGTATTTATTAACTTCCGTTATTCAGCAATGGTAGCGGGTGCTAAGTCAATCACTGTATCAAACCTAGACATGGGCTATACGCCAGAGTTTGCCGTTGACTTGCAACGTGACTACAAAGGCAAGTTCATGCACATGAATTTCTTCCGTTGTACCAGTAACAAACTTGGATTCAGTTCAAAACAGGACGATTACGATATTCCTGAGTTTGAATTCCAGCCTATGGCTGACGATCTTAACCGTGTTTTCAAAATTGATTTATCGGAGTAATGCCAGATGCAATTTAAGCAAGTTGATAACCCCCATCTGGGAGTCATTCTTCAAGATGGTACCAAAGGAAGTTTAGCCCGGCGAATCGCCGGGTTTTTTCGTATGAAGAGGCTGAAAAAATAATGGGTGGAATCTTTGGTAGTACAACAATCAGTACATCAGACAACCGCATCAACTCTATGCGTGTTCAGCAATCTGCATATGGACTATGCCAGCCACTGGTCTACGGCAAAAACCGGTTGGCTGCGAATATGTTCTGGTATGGCGATTTCTCATCGACTGCGCATACTACGACAACCAAGTCGGGAGGTAAGGGCGGTAAAACGAAAACAAGCAATACAACGTATACATACAGCGCATCGTTAATGCTGGGTTTATGCGAAACCAAAATACGCGATATTGGCAATATCTGGCGAGATAAGGAGCAGATTGTTCCAAAAACTGAAGGCGGTGTGCAGCTCAAGCCAATTGATCAACTCGGATTTGAACTCTTCGACGGTGATCATAACCCAGTGTGGGGTTATCTGGCGTCAATGCATCCTGATCAGGCAGTACACTATCCATTTCTCGGCTATATCGCGTGTGCAAATTATGACTTAGGTGGTAGTGCATCATTATCGAATCATAACTTTGAAGTGATTAGCGACATTACGTTTTCAGATACGATTCATGATGCTAATCCGGCCGACGTTGTTGAGGATCTAATTAGTCATCCACGCTATGGTGCTGCACCTAATTTGAATGTGGCGGATCTCTCAGAGTTTCGCCGTTACTGTACAGCCACCGGCTTATTTATCAGTCCTGCACTGACCGAACAGCGTGCAGCGCATGAGATCATTAATGAAATTGTTGAGTCGGTAAATTGTGCAATCGTACCCAGCCCGGATGGCTTAAAAATTAGATCTTATGGTGACACTGCGGTATCGGGAAATGGAGTCACGTTTACACCGGATCTCACACCAGCCTATCATTTAACAGATGATGACTTCATTGGTGATGATCAGCCCGTTCGCGTGAAGCGTAGCCGTGATACGGATGCATTTAATCACTGTCAGATTGAGTACGTGAATCGCTTCAATCAATACAATACCGAGACGGTCGAAGCGAAAGACCAAGCAAACATTGAAATGTTTGGACTACGCACTCAGGATCCAGTGAAGTACGACTTTTTCTGTGAGCCGAAGATTGCCCGACATGCTGTGCAATTATTGCTGCAGCGCAAACTTTACGTGCGCAATGAGTATGAGTTTGATCTTGGCTGGAAGTACTGCCGACTCGAGCCGATGGATATCGTGACGCTGACAGATGAGTCTTTGGGTTTAGATCGCTTTCCCGTGCGTATCACGCGTATCGAGGAGGATCAGGACGGATTACTCACAGTGACTGCAGAAGAACTGGCCTTAGGTTCACGCTCAGCCGTTGAATACGACTTACAGGCATCAAACGGATATCAGGGGGGTAACGAGGAACCAGGTAATGTTAATGCGCCGGTAATCTTTGAACCGCCGCTCGATCTGACGGATGGTAAAAATCAGGTATGGGTAGCAGCATCAGGCGGAAGTAACTGGGGCGGCTGTAATGTCTGGGCGAGTCTGGACAATACAACGTATGAAATGATTGGAACAATTTACGGATCTGCACGCTATGGCCAGTTAGTTGCTGCAATTAATTCCAGTGCAACTGCAATGCAAGTCCAGCTAAATACATCCAGTCAGATTTTTAGTGGAACGTCTGAAGATGCTCAGGTGAATACTACTCTCTGCAGAGTCGGTGATGAATATGTCAGCTATGTCGATGCAACTTTAAATGGATCTGGCTTGTATACGCTTGGAGGTGTGTTACGTGGACGGTTTGATGATGCTTTAGCGCATAATGCCGGTGAATCCTTTGTTCGAATAGATAAAGCGATCTTTCAGCATGAATTCAATTCGAATCTGATTGATAAAACCATCTATCTCAAATTCACCAGCTTCAATGGTCTGCAGCAGAAAGAACAAACTTTAGATGAAGTCACAGCTTATAGCCATACTTTAAATGGTGGGCGTCCATCTGGTGTGAAGGGTTTATCACTGCAGTCGCCATTTGTTGGAATGTCATTTAAAGTGCAGTGGCAACCTGCATATGGTGCGGAAAGTTATGTGGTGCAAATCTTATCTGGTAGTCAATTACTCAGAACTGTTGAAACAACCAGTACTGATTATAGTTATTCCATGGACGAGGCTAAGGTAGATGGAATACAGAGAAACTATACCGTTCGTGTTGCCAGTAAAACAGCCAACAGTACAAGTACTTTTACAGATCTGAATATCAGCAACCCAGTGCCACCGATCTTGACTAACGTCTATACATCAACTACATCCAACTCAATCACGGTGACATGGATACCAAGTGAAGTACCAGACTTGAAAGATTACCAAGTGTGGATCAGTAAAAATGCCAGCTTTGATCCGGAAACGCTGGCAGCGAGTTGGACCGGTACCGAGAATGCCTGCACAATTGGAAATCTGGATTCGACCACAACCTATTACATTCGGGTTGCGGCGCGTGATGTCTGGAAACCTACATCATGGAACTACTCGGCGAGAGTGACACAGGCGACTTTAGAAGTTTGATTTTAACTAAAACACGGCACCCAAATGGGTGCTTTTTTATTGCCTAATTCTGGAGTAAAAGGCATGGAACCAGTTTCTACAAGCGGTTTTACAGCACTATTAAAATTTTATGGTGTTGCAATTGTGGTGGCTTTAGCGGTCGGCTTGGTTGCAGCAGTTGTATTAATGACACGTATGCCACGTTCACCACAAGAGTGGGCTGTAGGTTTGATCTGTACGGTTGTATCAAGCCTTGCTGGCGGTTCATTCATTATCGTGAAGTGGGGGCTTCATGAATGGGTTACTGATATATGGGGGATGATTGCACTTGGTGGATTCTTCTTTGTTTGTGGTTTACCCGGTTGGGCTTTAGTCCGCTGGATCTTTAACTTCATTAACAAACAGGAAGGTAAGACCATTATTGAGGTACTTAAAGAAGTTAAGAAAGCCAAAAACGATATTTCAAACAGTTAATGCCGCCTTCGGGCGGTTTTTTTATATCTGAAGGAAACCGAAATGAACATTGAAAAATATCTTGATGAATTAATTAAGCGTGAGGGCGAGTACGTAAATAACCCAGCAGATCGGGGCGGTGCAACCAAATACGGTATTACTGAAGCTGTAGCACGTGAAAACGGCTATAAGGGCAATATGAAAGATTTGCCTCTTGAAGTGGCCAAAGCAATTTATCGCAAAAACTATTGGACAGCCCCACGTTTTGATCAGGTGAATATTATTTCTTCTGCTGTAGCTGAAGAGCTTCTAGACACTGGTGTGAATTGCGGTACCGAATTTGCAAAACCTCTTTTACAACGTGCTTTGAATCTCCTAAATAATAATGGTAAAGCAGGGTGGCCAGATTTATCTGTAGATGGAATTTATGGTCCAGCAACCTTTAATGCACTCAAAACTTATTTGGTCAAACGCGGGAAAGAAGGAGAAAAAGTTTTAGTTCGAGTTCTGAACATTATGCAGGGTCAGCGCTATATTGAGATTTGTGAGCGTAATAAAAGCCAAGAGCAATTCTTTTATGGCTGGATCGCAAATCGGATTGTTATATGACTTTCTTTCAATACAGACGTTCAAAGATAGCTTTCACAATCACACTGCTGTGCATTCTATTTTCAGGATGCACAGCTCATACGATCAATAACAATGTAAATGTAGGCATTTGTGTGAAAGCCCTCTAAGGAGGGCTTGATTGAGAAAATATTTGCTCATTTTATTCAACTTTTTGCTGATTTTGAGCAAAATTATTCGCATTTTTTATTAAAAATTAAAGATGGCATTGTCAATTTAAGTGTTCTTGCAATTTATCTAAAATATCTTTTATAACTTTTTCATAAGTATTTGTTCTTAATGATAAGTACTCATCAAATAAGTAACTATAATTTTTCCAGAATTGATTATATGAAGAGTATGAAAGTTCATCTTCATTGTTATAAAATTTAAAAAATTGTCTATATAAGTCTTTTTGAATTATTAAAAAATTATCTCCTTGATTGGTAACTACGCAATAGTCAACCAATTGACTCATGAAGTTCTTAAATTCATATTCAGCTTCATGTACTTGTGAAAACATCAAATTCATTTCATTTTGGCTTTCTTTTACCTTTGAGTCATCGAGTGGCAAATCAATTTCATTATTCCAATCAATAATATTTGATAAGTTTGAAAAAGTATCATTAGCTTTAAATAAAGCTAATTCAAATTTTTTAAATTGATTATATGTCTTTAAAGCAAAATCGTTTTGGACCTGTTTATTATGTTGTTCCTTCCAGTCATTAAATAAATATGCAGCTACAAATACTGCAAAAAAAGCAGCACATGCGCCAAGAATAGAGCCAAAAGCAGAAATATTATCTGCTGAAGCACTTAATACACTCTTCATTGTACAATATGTAAGAAGTGCAAGTGCATAAGCAACTACGCCCCATAATAAAACTGCTGATAAAGTTACTTTCCTATGTTTCAT